CTGGATCGACTGGCCTCCGCGCAGGAAACAGGGGTTTGGAACGCTAATTCAGGGCCACTTTGTGCATACTGCCCGGTTACTACTTGTGAACATAATAGGAAACGATAAAGGAGTCACGCTATGCCTTACGTCAACAAACCGAGACCTTACAAAAAAGAATACGCCCAATATCAGGGTACTGAGGAACAGAAGAAAAACCGTGCTGTGCGTAACGCGGCCCGTCGCAAAGCGGTTGAGAAGGGCACCGCAAAAAAGGGTGACGGCAAAGACGTGCATCACGTCAAGGCCCTGTCCAAGGGGGGCAGCAACAGCACCGGGTTGAAAGTGGTCTCTGCCGCGAGTAACCGGTCGTTCGCTAGGGACTCCAAGAACCGTCTGGTATCGGAAACAAGCGCGAGAGAAAAGAAACGTGCAAATCGTTGAAGATAAAGTATTGCTAGTCAGGACACGCCGCCCACATCTAATTACTGAAGAAGTCGTGATGAGCGCGGTAGTGGGCCAAGAAGAAGATGTATACCAAGTGGCAGTTAAATGGGGGCTAGAAGAGGCACAGCAGCTCGCGCACCTGCGCTTCAAGAATGTCCCCTCTACCATCCAACGCGACTACAAATGGTCGGGGAAGCTAACGCCTTTTGCGCACCAACGCGAGACGTCATCGTTTTTGACGCTGTATAAAAAGGCTTTCTGCTTCAACGAACAGGGCACCGGTAAGACCGCCAGCGTTATATGGGCAGCAGATTACTTGATGAATCTCGGGCTCGTGCGTCGCGTGTTAGTTGTGTGTCCGCTATCTATTATGAAGTCCGCGTGGCAGCAGGACTTGTTTAAATTCGCCATGCACCGATCATGCTCAGTTGCATACGGGGACGCCCGAGCACGTGCCAAAATCGTGAACGCAGGGTCGGAATTTGTCATCATAAACTATGACGGGTTAGCCGTTGTTAAGCAGGAGGTATTAGATGGGGGGTTTGATCTGGTCGTAGTTGACGAGGCTAACGCATACAAAAACCCGCAGACTAACCGCTGGAAGGTTATCAAAGAAGTCGCTGCAAAGGCAGATTGGTTCTGGATGTTGACGGGTACCCCCGCTGCGCAGTCTCCACTGGACGCCTACGGACTAGCCAAGTTGGTCAATCCGGATAACACGCCTAAATACTTCGGGCAGTTTCGGGATCAGGTAATGCAGAAAGTTTCTCAGTTCCGGTGGATACCTAAGCCGCGAGCCCAAGAAGTGGTGCATAAAATACTACAACCCGCCATACGGTTTGAGAGAAATCAGTGTCTTGATCTTCCTGATGTAACGTTCATTGAACGGGATGCGCCCCTCACACCCCAGCAGCAAAAATACTATCGCCTGCTCAAGAAGCAGATGATGATCAGCGCCGCAGGAGAGGAGGTAAGTGCCGTCAACGCGGCGACCAACATCACTAAGCTGTTGCAGATATCGGGCGGTGCAGTTTACTCGGATACGCGCGAGGTCATTGAATTTGATGTGTCTAATAGACTAGCAGTTATCCTTGAAGTAATTGAGGAAGCTAGTCACAAGGTTCTTGTTTTTGTGCCCTTCACCCATACCATTGAATTACTACGGGAAACGCTGGAGAAAAACAAGATAAGCTGCGGTGTGATAAACGGGCAGGTATCGGTTAATAAACGAAGCGAGTTAGTCAAGCAGTTTCAGGAGTCCTCTGACCCCCACGTCCTTATCATCCAACCTCAAGCCGCGTCACACGGTCTCACATTAACTGCGGCAGATACCATCATATGGTACGCCCCCGTAACCAGTGTGGAGACTTACTTACAGGCAAACGCCCGCATCAATCGCCCCGGGCAGAAGAATGCCATGACTATCGTGCACATCCGGGGTAGTGAGGTCGAGAGTAAGCTGTATCACATGCTGCAGAACAACATAACAAACCACGAAAAAATTATCGATCTATACCGTCGAGAAATTGAAAACGACGTTTGACACAGTCAAATGTTGTGCTATACTGGGTTCAATAACAACACGGAGCGATTTATGTCTGATAAAGACTTGACAACGGTAGAGCTTGTAAATATATACATCAAGATTCGTACCGCTATACAAGAAAAAGAAGAGCAGCACAAGCTTGAAATCCAAGGACTCAAGGAGCAGTTTGATGTTGTTGGTAACAAGCTGCTTGAAATCTGCAACGAGCAAGAAGCAGATAGCATTAAAACCCCCGCAGGAACTATCACTCGCCGGGTAGCGTCACGGTACTGGACGAGCGATTGGGATTCGATGTATCAATTTATTTCCGAAAATGATGCACCTTTCCTGCTGGAGCAACGAATCCATAACAGCAATATGCGTCAGTTTTTGGAGGACAACCCGGACAAGCTTCCGATCGGCCTCCAGAATGAGCGCAAGTATACCGTGCAAGTCCGCAAACCAACAGCCAAGTAAGGAGCATTCTCATGGGTAATGTAGCTATTTTCAAACAACAAACCGGCGTAGCAGTAACGGGTAAACGGGAGCTTAGCGACTTCGCCAAGACCCTTGCTTCCTCCACAACGAGCCGTCGTATCCAGACTAATACCAATGGTACGTTCAAGCGTATGGTCAATGGCGAGCAAATTGGCAATGCTGTTCGTGGGGAAATCAACGTGATTATCGTGGGTGCATTGCCCAAGGTATCGCGTATTTTCTACAAAGAGAAGTTCGATCCGAACAAAGAAGCCACACTGCCCAACTGCTGGTCTAACCTCGGTGACAAGCCGGAAGCCGCCGCTGCCGATAAGCAACACACAAGCTGCGCTGAATGCCCGCAGAACATCAAGGGTTCAGGCGATAACGGTAGCAAAGCCTGTCGCTATCAGCGTCGCATCTCCGTGCTGGTTGAGGGTGACTCCAGCGGCGACGTTTATCAGATGAATATTCCGGCCAAGTCACTGTTCGGCAAGGGCACTGGTAACGTGCATCCGTTTGAATCCTACGTCAAATTCTTGTTGGCAAACGGTGAATCCCCGGACAACGTTGTGACGAATGTATCTTTCGACGCTAATGCAGACACCATGGAGCTGCTTTTTACTCCGCTGCGCAACATTAGCGACGAGGAATACGAACTGGTTAAGGGCGCGCAAACTAAACCCGAGACCAAGCTGTATACCGTGATTACGGTAGCTCAAGCCGACGGTGTCAAGAAGCAGCCACCTGCCGCTAAGGCCGAACCCGAGCCCGAAGCGCCCAAGCAAAAAGTAGTTCGTTCTGATGAGCCGGATGACGATGGTGTCGAAGAGCCCGTGAAGCGCCCGCAGAAGAAAGCTGAAGCCGCGCCTAAGCCCAAGGCACAGCTGGCCGACGTGGTCTCTGCGTGGAGCAATCCTGAGTAACTTCATGAGCCACGGATATAGCTCAAGACTGATCGGGTTAAATAAAAAGGCCAATCCTAAGCTACTGGGTGTGCGTTTGGGCCGGGTATGTATTAAACACAATATACCTGTTACAAACGTCGCATCCTCGCTTGGGGTTAGTCGGCAGACGATCTACAACTGGTTTATAGGGGAACGAAACCCCCAGAATCTGGTAGTAGATGAAATTCAGAAGCTGCTTGCCTCGTTCAGTCGTAAATAACACGCGCCTATTAAAACCTCTGGCGGGGGGTAATACCCCCCTTTTCCCTTATGGAACAAAAAGACCTTTTAAGTATTGTTCAGCCACCCGATGGGTGGTTCGCAGTGCTGGGCATAAAAGGCAAGGACGATGTACGACAGAAGCTGGTAGCAACACGCGAAGAGGTAGACGCTGCAGCAGCTAAGTATGTTGCAGATGAGCGAAATGTCTTTTTTGGCGTGGCAAAGTTTGCCACTGATCAGAATCGAACAAAGTCCAACGTCAAAGGGCTGAAGGCATTCTGGCTCGATATTGACTGCGGAGAAGCCAAGGCCGAGATCAACCCCGATACCGGACGGCCTGATGGATACATTGACCAACCCACAGGCTTAGAAGAGCTGCGGGCGTTCTGCCAGAAGATAGGACTTCCCCGCCCCCTACTGGTGAATTCAGGTCGTGGTATCCACGCCTACTGGCCGCTTACGCGTGAAGTTACTAGGGAAGAATGGGAGCCCGTTGCAGACCGCCTGCGCGAGCTGTGCGTGCTTCACAACTTCCACATCGACGGGAAAGTTTTTGAGGTGGCCCGGGTATTACGTATCCCCGGCACATACAACTTCAAGGACAATCCACCTACGCTGGTAGAGTTTATCAGTGATGCCCCGCCTGTAGAGTACGAAGAGTTTCGCAAGATTCTTGGAGTCAAAGAGCCAATTCAAGTAGCCCCAAAACGGGAGCTGACCGAACTGGGCAAAGCGATGGCGCAGAATATGACGTCATCGTTCAGCAAAATCATGCTGCGCGGAGAGGGCGGATGCAGGCAACTGAATGACGCCTATATCAACCAAGACACGTTGTCTGAACCCCGCTGGTTTGATGCGCTATCGATTGCCAAGTTTTGCAGTGACCGTGACTTTGCCATCCACAAGTTATCAGAAGGCCACCCAGACTACGACTACGCTACTACGGAAAGCAAGGTAGCGCATATTTTAGGGCCTCACACCTGTATTGAATTTGAAAAGAGTAATCCGGGTGGCTGCGAAGGTTGCCCGCACAAAGGCAAGGTACGCTCCCCTATCACGTTGGGCAGAGAAATTGCTGAGGCTACTGAAGAAGATAACACCGTAGTTGTAGAGGACGAAGAATCGGAAGAAGATGAAATTCACACTATCCCCCCTTATCCGCGTCCGTTCTTCCGTGGGCGCAATGGTGGCATCTACAAGTCTATGGGGGATGAAGAAGAACCGGTTCATATCTACGAGCATGACCTGTACGTAGTCAAGCGTATGCGTGATCCGGTGCTTGGGGATGTTGTGGTGATGAAGCTG